AAGATGCCTAGAGTGTCACAGGCAGGATTCTCGCAAAAGATACAAAGACCCAATAAAGCGAAAACAAATACTGGAAAAGAACGCTGAGTGGCAGCTACATAACAAAGAGAAAGTCTTGTTAATCAAGGCTCGCTGGGCAAAACAAAACACAGAACAAGTTAAATCTGCAAATGCTGCGTACAGAAAACATAATAAAGAGAAAATAAAACAGTACGCAAAAGAAAGGAACTCTAGGCCAGATGTTGTTGTTATGAATAGATGCAACACAGTGGCGCGTAGGGCTGGGCTAAACAAAGCAACGCCTTCATGGGTGAGTAAAAGCGAAATAAGAAAGATATACGCGCGCTGCGCAGACTTAACCAAGCGCACAGGAACAGCCTATGAAGTTGACCATTACTACCCAATCAACGGGAAAATTATCTGTGGCCTAAATGTACCGTGGAATATGCAAGTAATTACAGCGGAAGAAAACAGGGCAAAAAACAACAAGATGCCAGAGGACTTCTATGGCCCTAATCACACAATGAGTCAGCCGCTATCATTAGCCATGTAGAGAAAGGCACAATCATGGTGGCGTCCTTGCCGGCATAATCAGCATTAACACTGGACAGGTAGATAACGCAAATGATGGGTTGCCGGTCATACTTGTAAATCAAGACAGGCTGGGTGCCTGTTGATAACGCGGCGGTGACTACCTGTTCCCACCATTCCTTGCGGTACAGGATAGAACCGTGGCTGTTGTATCGTTTGCACTCGATTGTCCATCCTGGAAAACCAATCAAGTCACCGTGGTCACTCGCCCTGTACTGTTCCAAGTCTCGCTTCACCTCAATGTCATAGCCGGTGAACTCTTGAATCCACTGGTTGATTTTAGTTGCACATTCTCTTTCAAAACTGGCGCCCTTGTTACGACTGTTGGTCATATCCAACCTACCTTTGTATCTGTTACATCACCATCCCACACGAACCAAGCATAGGCAGTCGTGCCACTTCCGCTAGGCTTTTCATCACCGCGCCATATGGTCAGGCGTTGAGAAAAAACCCAGACCCTAGCTGGCTTATGGGTGTCAAATAGGGTGACACGGCGGAAACGTCCTTCTAAAAAAGCAAGACGTAAAAGCCAGCAATGCTTAACAGCTTTGAGAGAAATAGCTTTTTCAATAAATTTCTGGGCGTGTTTATATGGTGGGTTTGTTACTATGTTTGGCGCAAGCAGTTTAGACTCCATCATAAAATCCACACCTGACTGACCGTATCCATAGTCGTTAAGGTCAGTGCTAATGACGTTATGATATTGTGAGAAAGGCTCAGAGATAGCACCATTGCCGCAAGCTGGTTCCCATACATCACCATCGAACCTCTCAACACCCATCAACCCCTCGACAGCGACCAAAGGCGTAGGATAAAAGTCATCCTTTTGCCTATCCCTCACTGTTCAAACTCCACATGGATGAGAAACTCAGCTGCATCTTCTTCATGCACCTCACCATCACCGTCACAGAACTCACAGGTCTGCATGATGCCTTTGATAAAACCGCCATTGGAATAATCAACCACCTCAATCTCAACCTCATACTCACCTTGCCCGCCGCAATCAGGGCAGACAACATAGTCACTGGCTGTGGTGTTGTTCGTAGAAGTCATTGGCCTTTACCTTTCCATCTGTTGCTAGAGAAACACGCCGCATAGTTTCGGGCGTGGGGAAACGCTGGTTAGATAGTATGCGTGACACAGCAGAGACAGACAAGCCAGACTTCTTGGCAAACCGTCTCATGCTAAGTCTTTGTTCTTTAATGTAATCTTTTAAAAACATAAGGCATCATAATACAGTGTTGACAGATTGGCAATGGGTTGGTAAGACAGAGTATCTGAAAACGCATAGCGTAATAAATGGAGGGTCACTTGGAATATACTATTCCAGACTACAGGAAAGACTTTGGCTGTTACCACAACAGCGCATCAGGTGGTACGCAATCCACCTATGAAAACCTGTTCAAGTTATACATTCGCAAAGAATATAAAATGCAATTCCCTATGTCAGCTAGACCAAGGGCAGGGCAGATAGTACAGCAAGGCTGCGACCATTACTTTGGGTTGCACGACTACTCGCCGGTTCGTGGCGCGCAAGAAGGCATGACTCTTGGTGAGGCAACCAGGCATGCAATGACAGAGTACCTAGAGTACACGCCAATCAAATGGGATGATGGCAAGGACATGGCTGTCTTTGAAGCCTGCAAAGATGTTATCCCTGATATGATAGGGCATGCAGTCAAAGGTGTTGAGGAATACTTTGGTAAGAACGTGGAACTGGTTGGTGAATACCAGCGCGTGTTTAAGGATGACAGGGTAGATATCCCGACTATTATGTTCTTGGATTACGCTGATGACACCAGACAGATTGACCTTAAGTGCAGTCTGCCAATGGCAAACCCACCTAAGAAAGATGGCACTAGAACTTGGCGCACACCTAAACCAAAGACAGAACCGAACTGGAACCAGGTAGCGCAGCAAGCTGTGTATTGGAAAGGCACCGGGCTAACACCAGCTTTGTTGTTTGTTACAGGTGAAGGCTACAACCTATGCACACCTGAGAACTGCGACATGCTGAAGCCGGCAGCATTGGAAGATGCCTATGAACGTATTGTTCAGCGTTGGTTGACGGTGCAGAACCTTATGAAAGCAGCGAACGGAAACTGGAAGACTCTGTTTGGTATGGTGGCGCCTGACTTTGCTGAGATATCACAGCGCCATGGGCCGGAGATACTACAGATTGCAAAAGAAACTTGGAGGGTAGAATGAAGGTGCCGACTAGGGATGAGATAAAGGCAGCGCTGCGGGTACCAGAGGTAAACGACAAGACTGACGCTATGGGCAGGGTTATAAGGAAAAATAACTTCACCCAGATGAAAGTAAACAGAGGTTTTAACAACGTAGGTAAGCCGAAGGGGAAGGGTAAATATGACTGAGATAGAACAAGAACATTCGCAAGCAATCGACTTCACACAAGAGAGGCTGAACCGTGTCGAACGTGACATGGCTCACTTGCAAAAAGATATGGATGAACTAAAAACAATGCTTGTGTCTTTTATGAAGGCAATGACTGATTATGATGAGGAGGCAAACGACAATGACTGATTTAACACAAGCTATGACGGTGGTGGCAGACTACTACAAAGACCACGCCATCAAGCAAAAGGGCGGCAAGATGTATCTGCAAGTAGTGCATCGTGTTGAGGCGTTCCGGCGTGTACTAGGTGCAGACTACGGCATCGACACAAAGATTATTGTAGATGATGGGCATCGTGTTGTCGTTAAGGCTATCGTCACAAACAAGGATGGCATTACAGTTGGTTCCGGTATGGCTGAAGAAATTAGAGGGCAAGGCCATGTCAACACAACTTCAGCCTTGGAAAATGCAGAAACATCTGCTATAGGACGTGCATTGGCAAGCCTTGGTTTGTCAGGCGGTGAATACGCATCAGCTAATGAGATGGATGCAGTGCCACGCAAGGCAGAGAATATCAAACAGAATCAGACGGTGGCTGTCGAGAAAAAAGACCCTCCAAGTCAAGCGTCTCCAGCCCCGTCTGAACCACCTCAAGAAAAGACCCGTGAAGAACTGGACGCAAAGCATGACAAGGCTGTGTACCTTGATATGCAATCGCGTCTGCGTCAGATGAAGCATGTGAATAATGTGCATACTTTGTTTGAGGAAATGAGGCCTAAGATTAAAGAGATTAGGCAGCGTAATTCAGAGGCAGCACAACACATCGTAAAGCTGTTTCTTGATGCAGAAGACAATTTAACAAAAGGAGAAGCCTAATGGCCTTGAAGAAAATCACAACTATTCGCTGCTTTGCGAATGACCCAGACAAGAAAGCTACCCATAGCAACTCAAACTGGAAGCCGTATGTAGGCAAGGAACCATGTGATGTGGTTCTTAGCAAAGACACACGCCATCAAATCTCTGTCTTTGCAAATGACGATGGGTCTATTGACGTAAGCATTAGCGAACGGATTGCTGATGACTACCAGGGCGGCGACAGTGTAGCTGCGAATGTACGCCAGGGTGGCATGCGTAAGATTGCCGACTCCATCGAAGCACCAAAAGCACGGATTGCTTTAGATGACGATGATGTCCCATTCTAATCTGGAAACTGCCTTCCATGCCTTAGACCATTGCAAGGACATACTCTTGGAACGGTCTAGGTACGGGGCGGTTGATGACAACTTCAAACAAATCAGCGCTATGGGGTCTATGATTACAGGCCACAAAATGACTGAAGCACAGGTCTGCGCTTTTATGGTTGCCTTAAAACTATCCAGGCTATCAGCAACGGATGAGAACGGGGTGAACTGTAACCACGTTGACTCATTCATAGATATCATAGGCTACAGTGCAATTGCCTTAGAACTGCTAGATAATGGCAAGAAAAAAGGTTGATACACGACAAATGCTATGCAGCTTCTGCGGCAAAGAACACTACATCAAAGATGGTGGGTGGGTTGTCGCTGGTGATAAAAGGATTTATTGCCACTCATTAGAGGGAAGCTGCCTAGTAAACAAATTGAACCAGGAGGGTCAAAAAAATGGGAGAGGTACTTCAATTTCCGAAATGTGGGAGGAATGTTAGTGGCTGGGAAGCCAGAAAACTAACTAGCGCAAGCACTTGGAAACAATACTGCCGCGAACTGGACGCGCTGCACATTACAGAGATAGTCGAAAAGCTAACAGGCTATGGCATAGGTGAACTGCGCAAAGACGGACGGCGCCCACATATGGTTGATGCAAGACAGTTGTTTGTTTTGCTGTGTAGGGAACACACAACATACAGCTACCCAAAGATAGCTATTGTTTTAAACCGTGACCATACCAGCGTCATGCACATGGAGAAGCGCAAACAATCACCCGAACTTCAAGCGCTTTTAAAGGCTGGGAATATACTGGCGGATGATGTTAAGGAACGGGTGTTTGGGCCACCAGTGGTTTAGCAATCCCACTTGCGCAGGGATTTGTTAATGCGGCTATTAGGGTCGCGCGCTGTCTTCTTGCTAGTCAGCTTCTTCTTCATCCCTGTCATTCTTGCACAGAAACTCTTGCGTCTTGCCGCAGCCTTTGGTGATTTCTTAGCCTGCGACTTTGACACTGGCGCCTTTAGGTTCATGCCCTGCTTCTTTGCAGAGGCACGGCCTTTGGCGTTCAGCCCACCTGACTTACTCTTGCCTGCCTTGCGTTGCCATGCTGGTGACTTAGCCATCTTCTCTCAAC